AACCCCCCTATTATACCGAGAGCGAGGGCTGCAGGTATCCCTACACCTGTCGATGTTAAGGCGGCCATAATGGCGGGAAGTGCTATGGTTCCAAGAGCGGCGCCTATACCTGCGCCTGCGGACTCTGCAGTCCCTGCTCCCGATGACTTTTTAGCCATAAAGGTAAGTATGGCTTGCAGAGGAGCGAACCCTCTAGCTAATAGCTTAGTACCTAATAACTGCTGTTCCCTTCCGAAAGCCATTGCATTAGATTTGAACAATCTACCATGTACAACTGCGGTTGCACCTGCCAGTGCTCTAGGAAAAAGACTGAATTTATTACCAAGTTTAGATAATGCTCCTCCACGAATAAGGGAGCCTGCGCCACCCATTCCAATAATCCCTAATAATGTTTTCATTGCGGCTGCCGTTGCGCCTACTGCGGTCGCTATTACCGCAATTAATGGTATTACAGGTCCAAATCGAGCTATAACATTTGCAATCGACACGGTTGCTCCTAAAGCCAGTTCCTGAACTCTAAAAATCGCATTTTGCCATGCCTGCTCAAAAGAAAATCTCCCTATATTAGCTACTTGCTCTTCTAAACTCGTCTGCGTTAGCGTACCCATTCTATCAGATAACATTTGAGCAAGAACTAAATCTTTTCTAGCTAAAACATTCCTTTGTTCTAAAGCCGCCAAAGCGAACTGTGACCCTGCTCCAGCTGTGGGCGCCATGGCTTGAGCTGCGGCTAATGCTTGCATGGTTGCTTGTGCTACCTGAGCTCCCGTCATTCCCGGGGTAAAGGTTACACCAAGCCGTGCTGCTTTTAGAAAGGCTTCAGGTCCAGATGTTATGCTTGTAATGAAATCCGTAACCATAGCCTGAGCCTCGGTTGTAGACCCACCCAACATGATAGCTGCTTGTTGAACGGATTGAGCCATTCCAGGACCTAGTTCGGCAGTCGTGTTTATTAACGACTCTTTCATCGTATTAATAGCACCTATAAGACCATCTATAGAAGAGCCGAATTTTAACGCTGTATTAATTAAGGTTTTTCCTAACGTAATGGACTGCTCTTCGGAGAATCCCAAAGCCTGTGTGTTGAATCGTACACCTTGCAACAGACCTTTTGTATTAATACCGAGTACTTTGGTTTGTCCTGCGAGTAGTTTGGTCTCATTTCCAAAACGACCCATACCTTCACTCACCATCTCTTCTATGGCTTGGACCGCTTGATTCATATTAACGTTAGCTCCTCGGAAAACCTTTAAAGTATTGTTGTAATTAGTAAAGGTTAGGTCACCAGTCCTCGCTAAAGCTTTGGAAAGACGGTCATTGTTATCCCGAACACCTTGCAACATGCCATGCAAGCTAAACATTCCTCGTATTAAGCCGCCGATTCTTAAGGTGTTTTGCTGTGTTATTTTGTTCTGAAGGAGGTTAGCTTCAAGGAGCATCTTTTCTTGGCTCCTAGATTTTTTTCTAGACTCTGTCTGTCTACGTACTGCATCATCCAACTTACGGTTGTTCTCGCCAACCATAGAAGTAAGCTCCTCAACAGCTTTAGTGAGGTCGATTAGTACTTTGTCTGGGTCCTGAGCCATTATTTAATACGAGCACCTAGATTTGAAGGTCCTACTGTATGTAGGGCTCGAACGTTTCTCACATTATACGTCCTAATACAGCAGGAAGGGTCAAAATCGGTAGCTTCCTGAACGTCCTTATAAGATACACTTCCGACTGGGAGAGAGCCGAATTCTCTTATTAGAGTCTGACGTGTATCAGCGGACATATCAGGGTTATTTAAATTTATACCATTGAAATAAGTTTTACCTTCTTTAGATTTCCAACGTTTAGAGGTTAATAATACAAAAGGAGTAGGGTCTGTAGCCCCATAACGCCTGTAGCTGAAGGTGATTAAAGAACCACTTTTAACAGCATCCAACCTTCTGGTACTGCCTAAAAACACACTTTTAAAAATTTCTACCATTTTCTGCGTCAGAATTTAATCACGTCCGACTATATTATATATAAAATATAATCAATGGAAGACTCAATAATCCTTTCGGAATTTCTGGAACAAATAAACTACAGTTTATCTTTACAATTTAAAGAAAAGTGGAGACATAGATTCAGTAATCACTTTATCTCTATATTTCAAGATAAGGTTTTAAATTCTTTACAAACACAACGACCTTTAAAAATGTCTTCGTTAATTTCTGTGTATGTTAAAAAAAATAAATATAATATAGTAGAAGTTAGAGAATTCTTTAATATAATATCCATCGAGGAATATTATCCCTTAATATATGAAGACAAAAAATATATGGAAATGAAGCGAACCGCTTTCAGCAGCCTGTAGTTCAAGGAGCTCCTAACTTAGACTTATCTACTTTTTTTTTAGAGTTTTTTCTGTTTAAAAGTGCTTTATCATACTCAGCTAAGTGAGTTGTAGGGTTTTGTTTAGGACACATGTCTTTGTATCCACACCAGTCACAGAACTGGTTTACTTGAGGAAAGAACTCACTCTTTTTTTTCTTCCTAATCTCCCAAATTTTCTGTGTCAGCTTCTTCATGTACATGAGTACGTGTGGCTCAGAAAACTTAAGGTGCACCAATTTGTTTAGATGGGGGTAGTAATGTGCTAAAGTAACGGACGCAATTGGGACTTTGTATAAAACCGATACCGCATAAGCGTATAGGAGCATTTGAGGGTCTTTTATTAAATCTCTTTTTGTGGAAGGTCTTTTACTGGTCTTATAATCGATTACGAGATAGTTACCATCCTTGCTTTTTACAATACGGTCAATGATTCCGTTTACTGCGTAACCTTGTTTAAGCTCTACCGCAAACATTTGCTCAGTAGACACTTGTTCTGAAGAAGATAAAGAGTTGTTAAACTCGACAAAATTCTTTAAACACTTTTCCGTCTGTCTTTCCCGCGCCTTTTCATCAAATGTGTATTGTGGTTTGACGATTTTGGCGATTTCAATAAGTTCCTCCTCGGTGGTTGCAGACACTCCCTCTTCTAGAACCTTGTGAATAAAGGACCCAAACTGTAACGCGTCAGTATTTGTATTAACTTCGGGTAAATAGTCAATATATTTGAATTTATACTTCAATTTACACTCGTCATAGACTTTAATCTTACTAGGTGACACTTTGTTAATAAACATGCTAATTCCTCCAACTATTATTAAAGACTATTTATCCCAAAAATTTCCAGAATGTTTGGAAACTGGGCGAGAATTGCGTATAAACTCCATTTTTACTGATGATTCTAAGCAAAAGCTATATGTTAACTTAGATACAGGTCTCTGGACCGACTTCAAATCGAATGAGAAGGGTAATTTCTTTCAACTTATTTCTCATATTGAGAATGTCCCTTACACCGCAGCACGTTCATTTATTAAACGTAAAGCTTTTGAAGCCGGAGCCGACCTGTTTGATGTATCTACTCTCAGTTTGGAGAATAAAGCGATATCCGCTTCACGTACAATCAAAGGAGATATTAATGAATTCCTTGAAGTTAACCCGAAAAAAGATATTGCGTCCCCTAGTTTTCTAAAACGTTTGGCTTCTAAGTTTGCGTTAGATAGAAAACTGGGTAGTTTTAAATTTTTTGTAGGGAGGAAAGGTAGGTACTATCAACGAGTTATCATTCCTTACCTAAATGAGCAGGGCGTACCCTTTTATTTTCAAGCTAGAACCCTTGTGAACCGAGACCCTAAGTACTTAAACCCTAGTAAAAATCTTTACGGTATAAAAACGTCAGAGATTTTATATCCTTATGACCGTTCACTGCAAACTGTGGTTGTAACAGAGGGTCCGTTGGATGCTATGACGTTACGTGCAGCTGGGTTTAACGCTACATGCACACAAGGCTGTAAGATGTCTACAGTGCAGGCTAGAGAGCTTAAAAACAAAAAGGTCATCATTGCCTACGATAACGACGAAAGTGGCAGAGAGGGCTTCTGTGAGGCTAAGAAACGACTTCTGTCTCAACGTAACCCAAGCCTTTACAGTCTGAGCCCTCCTAAAGAGTTTAAAGATTGGAATGATTTTTGGATAGCAACGGACAGAGAAACTTTTCAAGAACATGTGTCTCGTAGTATATCCAAGGCTGACTGGGAACTTGATGTTAACGAACTATTAGCTTAAACCCAGGACTTAGGATTGTTTCGTCAAGCAGGTCGTACTTCACCCGGACTTCATAAACCCCGGTCATTCCTCCCAAAGTTTCATCATTGTAAAAGGGAGTAATATTCGCAGTATCCCACAAATAACTTATTGTTCCATCGCTATTTATGTTAACTCCGTTAGACGTAAAAGGAGAATCTGGATTACCTTCAGTACCTGTAATCTGTACTCGGGAAGTAAGTACAGGAGTTTCGTTTAATTTTGTGATAGATATTGACGCATTTTGAACCAAAGCTCCCGTTTCCATTAAATTACGTAAACTAGCTTTCATAGGCTCGCTGTCAACTACCAACTCAGTTTTTATTTGTAAATTTTTCTTGCTTCCAACATCAATATATCTTTGAATAAGTTTATTGTTAGTGGTTACTGCAAGAGGTTCTGTAGTAGCAAACACATTGGCAGTATTTAAATTAAATGTCTGGGCGTAAACTTGTGCTTTAGACCCTTCAGCATCCACAATAGTCCATAAATCTAAATAACCCCCAGTTCCAGACGCTGTTTGTAAAAGGTCCGGAGCCGAATTAAAGGCGGTTGCGGAGGGAGCCCAATACTTAGTACCTGTTTGTAGTATTACAGAAAATTTTCCTGGTCCAGTTCTAAATATACCGCTCGCTGATTGGGAATTGGAAGTGTAATCACTTTCTGTATCACAGGCGCTAACCCAGGAATTAAAACCAACAACTTGGTTAGGAGGTACTGCCCCAGGGTCCACCATTTGGTTATGAAACACCATATTCTGTTGACCTGTAGAACTCACAAGGCCGTACGTAGTAGAGCCCGAAGATGTGTCCAAATATTGTGCTGGGTCACCAAACTTAGTGTCGGGGAAGATATGAACAGAACATACCTGAAACGGGTCGGTGTATTGACCACTTTTTACAAAGAAAAAATCTAACTTTGCGGGGCTAATTGGGGACGGTCGATTTCCCCTGTTAATTACGGTAATTCCATTGAAAGTAGTCATATCTTACTTATTTAGAGGTCTTCATTGAGTTTATTTGTTCTTTATCTCGTTGATTTTCTTCAATAAGTAATCGCATGAACTCTTGACGCTCTTCCCCAGTTAAAATAAGCACGTCATGGAAGCTAAACCTCCCATGTTTTACCAAATAATAAGCTTGCTCAGCTAGACCCTCAGAATGTGAATCTAGCTCACTGAGAAAAAACTTTCATTAAAGGGGATAATGCTTTCATTTATCGCTCCACAGCCCGCACACTCAAACGACATTGATTTTCTCATGCCATAACGTTCTTTTATTAACTGTTCTCTAAAATAAGCTACGTCCCGCACTGTTGTTTTTTTCAAAAATTCTTGTTTTATTCTTTCGTCACTGTATTTCCCTACAGATATCATAAACCTCCAAAGGTTATCAATAAGAACTTCCATATCGGTCATGTAATGTTCATCTTTGGAGCGGGGAGTAACAAAAACTACTTTTTGCTTGCTGTCCGGAAGAGTTATTTCTAAAGGCTCTTTATAATCATCCTCTGCGTATTTTACCTCAATCTTGGAAATCTCCATACTTAATGCGTTTTTAGAATTACATTCCATACACTCCAATGTCAGAGCATAGTCGTCACCATAAGATATCTCTCTCAATTTAAATAAAAGATAGTTTTTATCCTCTAATGTCATGGAGTCATAATCTAATCCTTTTACGCAATCATTAAACAGAGATTTGATGACTGGTATACCTTGAGCTGCTTTTTTAATACTTCTTAATTTTCTCTCCTGCGCGTACGTGAAAGGCTTTATGTTTACTGTTTCCTCACATTCTACGTAAGCTTTTCCTCTAGAAGGAAGTAGTACTGGTCTCCAATCTGTATCCGCTTCTACATTCGCCAACAAATCTCCAACGGCGTCCGATATAGTGCCGTCAAATACATCAGATGCTTCTTGCTGTACCGGAACCCTTTCAGGTTTTGTCGGTTGAGCGGCTTCCTGGGAAAGTCTTTCTGGTGAAGCAGCTGGTTGTTCTGGTATATCAATTCCATGCGAAGGGTCTGCCCCAGCTTTGTCCATATGCTCTCTAGCGAGGTCTATGAGTGATTTATTTTGATTTTCTTTTGACATAATGTTGTAAGTTAAAAAACTTTATTACTATAATAGTAATATGCTAAAAATTATTGTTAATAATAATTCATCTATTTTAAAAACGGAAAACAAAAAACTGCTTTCTACTTTAAAACAGAAATATAGCGCTAAAGTCCCTGGCTATAACTATTCAGCTGCGTACAAAAGACGTGGCTGGAATGGGGAGAAATATTTCTTTTCAGACAAAACAGGTAAGTTTGGGACTGGTCTTTTGTCCTACATTGAGGAAGACCTGCAATATTTAGGTATGGACTACGAAATAGAGGATTTGCGTGAAACTGTCCATTCTGACGATATCGATTTACCAGGTATAACCCTACGCGATTATCAAGAAACTATGGTGCGTCAGGCTTTACACGAAAAAGGGTGTATACTGCAAGCACCTACAGGTGCGGGTAAAACTTTAGTGTTAGGAGGTATATTAAAAGCCTTACAAGGTAAACGAGGTTTAATTTTCTTCACCAAAAAGCAGCTTCTCAAACAAACTTACGATGACCTTAAGAAATGGGGGTTGGATGTAGGATTAGCATTTGGCGACGGCGTTATTTTAAAACCTATGACGCTATGTACTGTTCAATCCATAGACAAAGTTATTGATACTCATTTAAATACCGCGGACTTTATTATATTTGATGAGGTT